GATAACTAAATTGGAAACACCCAAGGGTGTTACCAAATTACTCTCTTAATATGAAGAGAAGCAACACCCTACCGGTTCCTCGGCGGGTACCCCATTTTTCAACTTTTGTGTATGTATATATATATGTGTATATAGTTGTAATAGGAAAAGCAATGCGCTAGAAGCGCATGCTGTATGTACTTAAATATGTGTGTCTGCCACTAATACCAATCACGGGCGTAACCGCCCTCCTGGTAGGTGTAGACATGAATGGCTGGGGGATTCAAATACCAAAATAAGGTAAAATCAACCCCAGCTTTGTGATAGACATCGATGGTTGGATGAATGTCCAAGTAGGCGGTACTAACGCCTCCGTACATCTGTACATCGTAGTCAATCCTAGGACACTGAATGACTTCATTAGTCCCAGGTGGGTAGCTTGGAGCACTTAATTTGTTCCAAGGCAGTTCTTCTGGTTTGTTAGCCGTGTAATAATTGGCTAGCGGGTTTGCGGGCAACATTCTGTAATTGCTGTAATACGGAACGACTGCATTAACGACATTCACCAAATTAGGATTAGTCACAGCCATGCCTGATAGGCCTTTAGAAAGCCTACGAATACAAGCATTTGCATAGTTCATCGCCTGGTAGCCAACATAAGGGTTGGTTTCCGGCAACGTGGTACTACCAAATGGATTAACAAACCAAATAACAGGGCTCCAAATGGAAGAGTCCTGAATATAGCTGCTAATACTACTAGCAACACGAGCCACGGACAAACTAGTGTAAACCCCGTTGGCACTATTCCAGATACCCTCATGAGGTCTAGATCCATTAGCCTTGGCAGTATAAACAGTACCACCACGCCAGCCGACATATGACGACATGAAATATGCTGTTGGTGTCATCGTTTTGGTGTTCTGGTTAACGATAACATCGGCATTAGTCGTGGCCCCATTCTTAATCATCACACCAGTGTTAGGATAAGAAGCGCCTACTGTGACAGGAAGATTACCTGTGACATATGGTGCGTTCGGCAGATAGATCGAACCACCGTAGTGACTAATAACACCATAACTGGTTGCAGAATCAACCGTGGGAATGCTATTGTACTCAGAGCGAGGCGTCTGTTCGGGAGTAAGAGTACTGAACCTAGAATAAAACGTAGTCCTGTGCATCAACTGCCTAATCGATCGAACGATTTCACCAACATATATTGCGTGTTTAGTGGGCGTTTCAACAACGGCAGGGGCCTCTGCATGAATGACGCCCTCATCAGGAGCGGCAGCCAAATCATCACCACTCTGCAACGTGTAAAGAGACATTGGATACTCAAGATCAAGAGGTGAAAAGTATTCAACCTCACTACAGTTTGCTGAACAAACAATAGACGCCCCATAAGAAACGTCATTGGAAGTTAGTGTGTTCAAAATCGATACAGTAATCGTCCCATTGTAGAGAGCATCTTTATATACGACATTGATCGGGAGACCGCTAGGGTTTGACTTCCAAACAGTGTTGGCAGCCCCCGGTCCAGGGTTGGTGGAGGCATACCAAGCCATGCCACCTGCACCCATAGTGCGCAACATGGCAATGGGCGCCATCCAAGGAACTTCAAACTCAAACGTGGGATCAGTCGATATGTCCCAAATCTTGTTAATCGTTCGTGGACCAGTATAAGCATCGCTAGTATAACTCGATAGCATTCCGTCGGGCTCATAAGATATCATCAAACGACCGCGATGAAACTGAGATGCCACAACAGTGAACTTGTACGTGATCTTTCCAGACCAAAACTGAAAAGCAGTGCCAATCTGAGCAGATGGTGACATCTGGATCACAGCAGCAGTACTGTTAGTGGTAGCTCCTGTATATGGGACACTGACACCTATCATTGGGGAAACGTTCTGCACCAACAAAGGATGCTCGGGAAGCATAGCACTATCCCAGCTCAATATATCGTAATCAACATAACGTCCAACGATGTGTGATATAGCCATGTGATCAACTCCGTCTAAACCGACTGTTCGTGGGTCAACTGTCGTTTCATTCTTGGGGTCTAGCGCCAATTTATCTTGCTGTACACTTATCTCGGGGGACGCAAAGTTTGACATATAGTTGGGTGCATATGCAACAACATCTTTAATGACTGGTGGGTTGGAAAAACCGAACCACCTTGCCAACGTTGAAGCACCCGCCATAACCTTTGACGTTGCCATAGCATAAGGTCTGATAATTGGAATCATAGACAATGCACCGGCGGCTTTAGACATGGCTGACATGGCTGTAGAAACGGGCCTATCCTTATACTCGTCATCGCCAGACTGCATTACATAGGATGGACCGCCAACCTTACTAGTATCACACCATGCATATATAGTGACTGTGACTGGACCGCCATTACCACTAGAGTCTTTAAGGTTTACAGGTGTGTAAATATTAATGTTGCCCATCTGCTTAAGTTCGGACAATTCAGTATCTAAATTAATCCAATTCTGATAATAGCAAAAGGGCAACTGCATCTCGCAGCCTTTAGAGGCCTCAGCGTAAAATTTCGCATGAGGCCTACATGTGCGAACAATCAATGATGCCGAAGTAGATCCGCCGGTGTAAGTGCCTGAGTCAACCACAAGCAAGTCTGAAGTGGTGCCTGCTGAGAAATCAAAATCGCCAGCACCATGAAGACCAGCGCCTGCCATAGGTTTATATGACATGACACCAACACCATAATGATAAGGGGAAGCGTTAACGACCAATTTAAGGTGCAAATTAGCCTGCAACCTGGAATAGCCCTTAAGCTTCACCTTGATCTCAGGATGATTAAAGTAATCGAACCATGGATTAAAAGAATCACCTAAGAGTGTATTTGCCTGCCAGGTCAGAGTTCTGATCTTGACAGGTCGGGAAAACCACTCGCCTAAAGTCAGGCCAGCAGTGTATCCTTCCGCAAACGAATCGTCTGCAATTGTGGGGGCGCCGCACACATCACTTGGGTGTGCGCCGTCGAAAAATTCAGTGAGTAGACCACTGGTTGAATCATTATTATTATTAGTTGTGTTCGCAGACGAAATTCATCTCCACAGGACGCCTATAATGTGGAAACGGGTGCTTTACCAAGCAGCACGGACCGTCACTCCTAAGCATTGACTCCGACATGAGTATGCTTAACACTAAATGAGTGTAACGGCACCGACTAAAATCATCCACTATCTTGCCCATAGCTTGTAAAGTCGGGTCGAATTTATATTCTTGGAAATGAGGTCGAGTAAAAAGGGAACCTAGGGCGTCTAGATACTCGTTCAACATCAAAGGAAAAACTCGCAAAAACCATTTATATGTAATATAAACAAGCAACCGGTTTATTTAGGAAAGCCGGAAAAACCTTTTTTTTTGTGGCATTTAAGCCACGTTGGTATTGGTACCAACAATGCTACGAGACCTGCGCTCGCAGAACTGCTGGTAAAGGGACCTATCTTCGTCAGTCAAGGGGGTCATAGAATCTAGGTACTTCGGGTCACGGATGAACCCATTGTCCTTCTTATCCAACCACCAGGTGCGGAAATAGTCGTATGTGAGGGAGACACCCTTATTATCGACGAAGTACAAGGACTCAATCGTCGCTTCACTGAGTTGATAATACTCAGCCATAACGACCACGAGACGCGAATAAAAAGTGTCAAATATGTCGCGGCCATGAAAATGGATCTCCAGTAACAGGCCACGGTACAGGTCGGCAATCATTTGCTCAAACTGAACTCCAGCTTGCAACCTGTAAAAATGGAATGTCTTCATGATGCGTTTGAATTCCAGCGGGCACAATATGGAGCCTGTGGAGTCTCGTATCATAGATCGACCAAGAAATGTCAAATCTTCATGAAGTGTGAATTCAGTGGTGTCTAAACTCTTGCTAGCATCAGTGTATATGATGCCAATCTCTTTGAGTCCTTGCTGCATAATGCGACAATTCATCAAGTCTGGGTAGGCAACTCCCAGCATGTGGTCGTCTCCATAGGTGACTGCTGCGATAAGTCTGCGAAACATTTCGCGGCTGAGTTTCTCGCAGTAATTAGCACCCATCTCCCGCTTCATGCGTCGGGTCCATACAAACCAAATGAACAGCATGTTTGCAATGCAATTGATTTGCGTAGTGAGCGAATTCCCGCTGGTGTTGAGCGATCTGAACCAGTACACGACTCCAAAAACGTCGACGACGGGCGATAGCAAGCACCGCAAAATGGATTCAACCACAAATAGTTGCTGTTCGTCATATTTCCCACTTGCCTC